ACGCCATTTGTTTGACAAAGTGGTTTGGGTGGATCGGTCCTTGCACCTTCCCCCTGAACCTGCATCAAGTATGCAATTTACGGCACAAGACGCGACGCATTTTCTAAACAACAACGGCACGCTGCAGGAGTTAAGGCGAAACATAAAAACGCTCGTATCACTTGACGCAGAAAAGGATAAATTATGAAACTGGTAATATTGGAAAGCCCTTATGCGGGCAGCGTCGCGGACAATGAAACCTATGCGCGGGCTTGCGTGCGTGACAGCTTGGCACGCGGCGAAGCGCCAATTGCGTCGCACTTGCTTTACACGCAGCCCGGCGTTCTTGACGACACCGACCCAGACGAAAGAGCGCAAGGCATCGCGTCCGGGCTGGCATGGCTCAAGAAAGCCGATGCGTCTGTGTTCTACGTGGATCGCGGCATCAGCGATGGGATGCTGCAAGGCATGTTAGACGCGCAAGAATGGGGCGTGCCGATCAAGCTGCGCACACTTAAAACCAAACCGTGAACCGACCGTCTTGGCCGTCGTATGGATGATGCACAAAACATTCGACGGCCTGCCGGTTGATATATCCGTTCCGGTGATGCCAGCCGTCAGGCGGTGACGGGCTGCGCACATATTCAATCTGCACGTTGTCGCCTTCCATAGACCGAACCGCGTTGTGCATCATTGTCATTCCGATATGATCTTTTTCGCGCTTGTGAGACAAAACGCCAGCTTGCTTGCGGATCTTGTGGTGCAGGTGATGCACGTAAATATATTTGTGCGGGCAGTCCGAAACATGCGCGCGGGCCTCGGTCATCATCAGCGGATATAGATCAGCCTCTTTTGCGCCGTCGCCATGCGTTAGGCCGATCAAGTTATCTTGGAAGCGATAATACTTGCGATGCTTTTCTGACAGATTATATTCGGTTGCGGTAACATCGGGGGCATTGCGAAACCATGCGCCAACCTCGCGGGCCAAACACCAGCCCATCAGCCAATCGTGATTTGACGGGCAAAAAATCAGATCAACAGGCGCGGTGAGCCGTGCAAGTTCAATGCACTTCACATATCCTGCAAACGCATCGCGGTAAATCTGGTGAATTGTGCCGTGGCTGTCCTGATACGTGCCGCTTGTTGTTGTCGATCGCGGCCCGTCAACGTGCAAAATGTCATTGCCCAGAACAAACAAGATCCGGACAATGCCCATGCCAGACGCCTTGCGGATCAATTCGCGCGTGCCTTCAACCATGCGGTGAACAGCAACGTCGCGCCCGTAAGTGTAGCCCGTTTCGGTTTCAACGCACAACTTGCCAACGTGAACATCAGCGAGGTCGATCACAAGCAAGCACTCGCCAGCCGGTGCAGGCCGGATTTCATATGTGGGAAAGTCATCGTTTTTCAGATCGTCAATTGCGCCGCGTATCGTGTCGAGGAATTTGTTTGTTTCCTCTTGGCTAACGGGGGCCGACCACCTGTTATTGCCGATCTTTTGGCCTTCGTCGTTAAAGACACCGATCCATCCGCCTTTTATTTCAGCGCCATTCAATCCCGCGCTGTGCATGGATTGCTGCGCGCCCGCTGACAGGTGAAAGCCCCGCAACTTGGCAATGTTTAGACGGTTTGTGAACGTGTTGGGATGGATGCCAAGTTCTTTTGCCGCAAGGTTTCCTTTGCCGTTATTGCGGGCATAGGCGTCAACGGCTTCAATTGCGAGTTTGTCGCTTAGTGGGGGTGTGGGCATGGTTCAACCTTTTATTTATTGCGCGTGCAGATTAAACCCTACTTACACCACGCTTGCAACTGATCTAGCAATACGTTAAGCGACCGCCTAGATTGCGGCCCGCCGTCAGCCAGTGCGCCTTGGGCTGCATCAACGCGACTTTGCGCCGTGGCCTCACACCCGGCCCTATCGTTTGGCGTGCTTGCGCAGGCTGTCAGAAACATCAGCATCAGACAAATCGCGATTAGTAGCAGCTTCAATCCTTTGGCGCGTTGCAATATATTCATTTAACTCGTCCACTTCCGTTTCGTTTCGTTGGTTGCTTTTGCCCTTAAAGAACGCAAAAGCCACGCCCGCGATAAAAACCGCAATTCCGATAAGTGCTTCGATCATGTTGTCCAGCCTTTCCGTTTTGCAATGGCATAAGCACCCTCGACAGCCGCGCCCAGCGCCAACGCCACAAACGTCACCATGTCAGGATCCGCCGCAAGCATGTCGCCTTGTGCCGCGCCGATCACGCCGCCGATAATGTAGCGCAGGACGATCCGCGCAATTGGTGCGTAATTCATTTTAAACCCTTCCATGCGGCAAATAACGCCACGATTGCAGCCCAGAACCCGCCAACGGGGGCCGCTGTGGCCTTTGGTGTGGTCTTTGCGGTAACGGGTCGCAAAAACAGTTCACGTTCATCAGCGCGGCGATTTTTAAGCCCTTGGGACACAACCTTACGACCGCCCTTGGTTTCTTTATTCCATAGCAGGATAGATGCCGCAGACCGCGCCTTGTCGCCATTGTTAAAATGACGCAGCGCAGACGAATTTGCAAAGCCAGTTGGGCCTATGTTGTAAGCAAGTGACAGGAACGCCGCACGCTCATTATCATTTATGGGCGCCGTAATTAGCGGGTCGATCTTGGCCGCGAATTTAACCAGCGCCTTTTCCAAATGCCATTCGGCTTCGGGTTGTGTGATCGTCATACCCATACGCGGGACAATGCCAACCCCAGCCCGCGCCGTTGTGCCATAGCCAATCGTCAACACGCCCGCGCTGCAAAGATATGTAGAAAGGCATAGCCCCTCCCATCGCTTGATGATTTCTGTCGCTTGCTGTGGAATGTCCATCGGCTCCCTCAATTCTTAATGCTACGCAGGATTGCTTTGATGTCTGCGCTGATTTCGTCTAGCCGAGTGTCCATGCGGTCGCGGCTGTCTTTGGCGGATTGCAAATCTTCTTTGCGCTGTGTCCAAAGCCGCTTGATGTCCGCCGTGTTTGAAATGCCGCGCGCCTCAAGCCTTACAAACCAAACAACAACACCGACGCAAGCCGCGATTACTGCCCAAAATTCACGAATAACGTCCATTAGATGCCTGCTTTCAAGAGTGTTTTTTTCGCGGCTTCAACCTCCGCAGCCCATGCACTTGCGCAATGATTTGGCGTAAACCAAAACACGCGGTCAATCATGTTGCGGCGCTTGGCCCATTTTGCATTGGTGGCCTAACGGCTACATCGTCGGCCAAACCACCGTGATGGGAAAACCTGCCTGATCGGGCAAGTCGCGCAAGTCTTGGCGATATGCAGCCCAAGCGGCCTGATTTACAGGCGCGTCCGCTACCTGCGTCCAGTCCGATGCGGTCAACAGGCTGTCGCGCTGATTGCGGATTTCGTCAGGGGTTGGAACAGCCGCCTTTGCATTAACTTTGATAATCATGCGCCTTCTCCGTCATTTAAATCCGCCACGTCAACCGTCCACTGGTCGCGCCATTGGCGGTCTGCTGGAATGTCAGCCACGTCTACAATCTTATATGGCGCACCCGTTGGCACATCCTTGGCCGCAATCTGCTCGACGGTCAGGCCGCAGTCGCAAGGAATAATAATTGCAACGCCACCACTGTCATCTTGGTAAATAATACGTTTGTCCATCGTGTTTCCTTTCATCGGAATATGGCTGAATGAACCATTTCAGTATCAAATAATCCACCAGTGGTGTCGACCCACGTATTCAAGTACGCGCTTGAAGCATTATTAGGGAAAATCCCGGCACCTCTGTTCGTGTTATTAGCACCTTCCCGCGCAGCAGATGCAACGCCCGCATAATTGACATCTTCTAAATCTGTTGCAAAGTTTAGGGTATATTTTCCCGTCCCTCGATCCGTTATGCTTGAAATGTTGCCGCTACCACGAATTGCTACAACGCCCTCCCCATTGAAGTTGACCCACGCACGGCAAGCGTAAAGAGGAGCAGAACCCGCAGCATTTAAGACATTAGGGATAGCGTCTCGAACGAATGCAGTTGTAGCAACCTGTGTCGTGTCTGTTGCAGCGGAGGCGTTGGGCGCTGTGGGTGTGCCAGTCAATGCAGGACTATCTAGCGGGGCAGAGGTTGCCGCGCTTGCTGCACCAATATCCGCAAGAACCTGTGCAGGCGTGCGAAATTCCCCGCCGTCCTCTGCCGTATTGGCGCGAATGTAGTCGCCAGCCTTGCCCGTCAACGCGGGCAGATCACCCGCAAGCGCCGTGGCAAGCACATTGTCAGCCACGTCTTGCGTGTAGGTTATCATCGTTTGAAGTTCAGGGCCGTTAATCAGCGTCAACCAGTCCATGAAGTTGTCGACGTTGGTGTCAAAAGCCGCGTTTGCCTGCTCTTTAGCGGGCAGCGTGTCAGGGTATAGCGTTATTGTCGGTGTCGTCATAATTCTTCCGCCTCTATTGTGGCCTTAGATGTTCCGACACCTTGCGCCGTTGGGTTTGCCGACGATAAAGTGCCGTAAATTGAAAATTCTGGATATTGGTCATCAGCAACAAACACCGCGCCAATGCCGTCAATGTCATCAACCATGCGCCAAAATGCGTTTGCTTCATAATTTAACAACGTCACATTATATGAAACGATTGACGACGTGGTTCGCTGCAAAAGCGACGTCAGCGCCCCGTCTGTCTTTTTGAATGACCGGCTTTTGAGCGTCTTGCCAGTGCCAACACCAACAACACCAAACTGCGAAACAATGCCTGCCGCGATTGTGGCAACCTTGGCAACCTCGCCCGTGTTGGTAATTGTAACGTCAATTGAGGCATTTTGCGGAATGTTTAGATCAAAGTTGATGTGTTTGCGTTCAAACGATTTCGGCACAAAAAGCCATTTCCAAAACGACCCGCCATAAAGCGTCTCGTCTTTCATGTCATAGCTTACGTTGGCCGCATCGCCTGTTGTGGTAACAGTGGCAACGATTGTGATGTTGGTTGCCTGCACGCCAAAGAACGCAATGCCACCGATCCGCGACAATGTTTCAAGCGTGTAGGTAATTGTGTCCGCGTTGCTTGTGACAGTCTCGACAACGCGATACTTATCAATTCCAACCTGTCGATCAAACGCCGCGTAACGGTTGGCGGGTCCAGCGTCGAACCAATCTGTTGCCGTCGCGCTTGGTTCTTCCGATGTTGAAGCCGCGCTAACCTCAAAAATACGCTCCCCGACACGTTTTTGCGTGCCGAGCGAATACGTGCCAGCCGTCCACGCCGTTTCAAGTGCCACATTTGACGCCGTGATGTTGGCATCCGCAATCAAAAGAGGCACAACAATTTGCAGTGGCGTTGTCATGTTGCGGCCTCCAGTGTTAGGGC